ATATGAGAACTTTAAAACCGGGACATGGAACAATCGGGACTTGTTCTCTATATTCTGAAGACTTGGAGCGGATGAAAAAGATAGGAAGTGTTTTTCGACAAGGGAGATGATTTTGTGACCGGCTCCTTTGTTTTATTTGCAATCTTTATTCATTCGACAACATACCATAAACTTTTTTATAACATCCCCCCAATCAGATAATCCAATGACGATTTTTTTTACAAGCGACATTGAAAAAGAAGTTTAAACCTATATTTTACATACGTTCTACTCTTTCGATAGCAAAACTGTCGAAACATGGAACTGTTACTCAAACGAAAATTCAAAGGCGGGAACTATACAATTGGTGACCTGTATGTTGACGGGCGCCTGTTCTGTAACACAATAGAGGACGTAGCCCGTTCTCTTCCCGCCCGCTGTCCCGATACCAGCCGCGGGCAATCCTGTACCTGCAAGGAGAAAGTCTATGCCATGACGGCCATTCCTGCCGGGACATACAGAATAACATTTGAATATAGTCCAAAGTATAAACGCCGGATGCCATATCTGCACGATGTTCCGCATTTTCTTGGCATTCTGATACATTGGGGCAATACCGAAAAGGATTCGGCCGGTTGTATCATCGTGGGCAAGAATACGGTCAAGGGCAAGGTTCTGGAATCGAAAGCCACATTTCAGCAACTGTACGCCCTGATTGAAAAAGAGAAGGAGATAACCATTCAAATCGTTTAAAGAATGGCGGTCAACAGGCTCAAAACGCCCAGGAACCTCCGTATCGATTTCTCTCCCTCGCCACGGCAATACGAGCTATGGAAACTGTTGCAGCCGAATTGCTGTCCCCGCTGTGGGGGAGAAATCGAGCAGGTACTCGTGGGCTATGACCCGCAACGGAATCCACAATACCAGCCACGGTGCGTGAAATGTCATTCACAGAATCTTCCACAACTGATACTGGGTGGCGGAGCGGCAGGCGGGGGAAAAGCGGCACTTTTGGACTCAACGGTATGTACTCCTTTCGGATTCCGTAAAGTCCGGGACTTGAAGGTCGGCGACATCATATCCTCCGCCACGACCGGAGGAGAGCAACGGGTTATCTGCCTGCATCCGGTCGAGGAACACGATTACTATCGTATCCACTTCATTGACGGCACGTATTTCGACTGTTCTTCCGGGCACTTGTGGCAACTGCATCAAAGTCGTAAAAGAACGAAACGGAAGGACGCGGATGGCAACCGGGACGACAGAAGGATATGGAGTGCCCGGATGATTTACGATTGGATGCAGCGTAAGAAACGCGGAATGTACAAGGGATACCACCTGATTATTCCCCTGTGCGCCCCAATACAGTTCACCTCGGGACAGCGGTACAAACAACCTAAACACGTGGCTTCCTATATTCTCGGGGCCATTCTCGGTGACGGCTGCATCACGAAATCCATGACAGCAGCCAATTCCGTGCAGTTCACGACAATGGATGATGAAACAGTCCGGAAATTCGTGTCCGCCGGGTATGATATGAGCCATTCCCATGTAAAAAGCGGGAACAGGGCCGAAAGCTACTTGATTTACGACCACAGCCTGGTGGAAGCGTTAAAGGATCTCGGACTGGACGGGTGCGGTTCCTCGGACAAGTTCATTCCCCGGCAATATAAATACGCCCCGGTTGAAGAGCGCAAGCAACTTGTTCAGGGGCTGATGGACACCGCCGGGTATGTTGATGAAAGAGGGCATATGTCCTATAGCACGGCAAGCAGCAGGTTGGCAGATGATGTGGCGTTCATCATCCGTTCTTTGGGAGGCATAGCGACAATCAAAAGGAATTCTGCCGGATACAAGGACAGTTACGACGTGTACTTCCGTACCCGCATGAACCCGGAACTGGTCGGCCTGCCAAGAAAAAAAATGCGATGCCGGTATGAATTTGACGGGGGTGCATCGGAGCCTGGGAAAAGAATCACTGATATTGAATACATCGGAAAACGTGAAGGACGATGCATAACGGTTGATGAGCCGTGCGGGCTTTATGTCGCCGACAACTTCACGGTAACGCACAATTCCTTCATCGGTAGCGTATGGCTGGTCTCATCCTGCATCCGTTTCGAAAACATCCGTGCCGTCGTAGCCCGCAAGACGCTCAAATCGCTCAAGGAATCGACCTGGAACACCATCAAGTCGATACTGAAAGACTGGGGGCTGAAAGAGGATGTGAATTACAAAATAAACAGCCTTGAGGGGTCGCTTACATTCTGGAATGACTCGATCATCATCATGAAGGAGATGGCCGATATCCCCAGTGACCCTAACTTCGAGCGTTTCGGTTCCTCGGAATACACCATCGCCATGGTGGACGAGGTCTCGGAAATTTCGGAACGTGCCGTCGAGGTGCTGTTCTCCCGTTTGCGCTGGAGGATACACGAGACCTTCAAGACGCCACGTATGCTGCTGACCACCAATCCTACCATCAACTGGGTAAGAAGCCGGTTCGTGCAGGACGGGAATGGTGAGCGGGTCATTTGCCGGGAGGGTGAGGCCTATGTCCCTTTCTCGGTCTTCGACAATCCGAACGTCGCTTTCCGCCAGGTGTACGAGGCGGCCTTGAACAAGATACGTGACCAGGCCACCAAGGAAAGGCTGCTGTATGGCAACTGGGATTTCGTGGAAGCCAATGACATGGCGATTTACAACAGTTTTGACGGAACGAAACATCTGGTGACAGGATTGAAGGAGAGGGCCTATGATCCGACGCGCCCGCTCATTACCGTCTGGGATTTCAACGTGGCACCGCAGATGTCGGTGCTTTCCGCCCAGATAGACTATGACAAAAAGAAAGTGTATATCCTTGAGGAGATACTCGGGAAACCGGAAGAAAAGGAGAACAACACCCCGGCCCTGGCCCGCAAGGTACGGCTGAAACTCTACCGGGACAAACATATCGGCGGTGTGGATGTCACGGGCGACCCGTCCGGGCTGCAGCGCTCCACCACCAGTGAGGAAGGGGTAAACAACTATACGATCATTACGGACACGTTCGGCAGGGGTGTCCTCCGTCCGAAAGTGAAACTGTTGCGCAAGCAGCCCCCGCAGGCCACCCGGTGCGAGTTTGTCAACGAGGTGTTCGGCGGGTATGGCGGCTGGGAGGTTCTCATCGACATCAAATGCCGCAAGCTCACGCAAGACCTGGTCTACCAGCTCCGTAACGAGGACGGTACAAAGTCAAAACACAAGGTAACCGATCCCAAGACAGGTGTCAAGTACGAACGCTACGGGCATCTCTCGGACTGCCTCGACTACCTTTTGTGCTATTATCTTCGTGAGAGCTGGTACAAGTTCAAGGGCGGTGACGCCAACGGATACGTCATATCGACCTCCGTGGTACAGGAAGGATTTTCATACTAAGAACAGACAGAATAATATGTATCGACGATTTCTTAACAATAATGACTATCTGGGCGTCATCACGCCCGAGGCTTTGGCCGGGCTGACCCGCGGCAGTGACGAACGCTTTATCCAGGCGGAAGAATCGGCCGAGATGAATATTGTGGAATATCTTTCGGAAAATTATGAGGTTGAAAAGGAGCTCGCCAAAGGGAAATACATTGCCGGATATGACCGGCGCATCACTTATCCCGTCGGCGTGCATATCTATTTCGAGGGACGGATCCATGAGGTCATACGTTCTGTCAGCGGCTACCGGAAACCCGCCACGGTGATTTACTGGGAGGAGTACACCGGTGCCGGCATTGATCCGGGGGAAGTCCCGAACTATTCCCAGTTTGGCAGCTATTATCCCGGAGACAGGGTGAACTATAACGGTTTGATTTACGAATGCCTTTCCGAGAACGGGCATAAATTTGATGACATCCGCATCCCCATGGCGGGGGGATGGCTGGAAATGGAAGCAACCGCGTGGCGTCCCGTGGAATACCCGCTGTGGAGCGTGGTGGAGTTTGATGGCGGATTCTATACCCTGATGACATTTGACGGGTTTGACAACAACACCGACCCTTTCACTTCTGCCTGCTGGGGGGCCATTGCCGATTATGATCCGACCTACAATGCCTATGAGTTCTCGGAACATGAGTATGTCGTGTATGAAGGGCGGGTGTTCTATCCTGAAACGGATGTGAATGCGGACATTCCACAAATCGGGCATAACCTTTCACCGCATGACCCGCGCAATTACAACCTGAAAAAGCATATGGTCCGTCTGGCAGTCTACGAGCTGACAAAACTCATCGCTCCGAACAATGTAAGCGTTGTCCGTATGCGTGATTACGAGGACAGCATGAAATGGCTGAATGACGCCTCCAAACTCCGTCTTAATCCGCAA